CCACCAGTCGCCTTCTTCGAGCCGACGTCGCTCGACTGGGTCGAGGGCTTGGAGTGACTGTCGGTATGAGGCGGCGTCGATGCCCGGGTTGTCGGTCAGTTTTGATGGGACGAAAATTCGGCCCGAAGTTTTACCTTCAACGATGAATCGCTGGCGAACCCAGTTGGGTGCTGGGTTGGATGCGGCCCGCATTCGGAGTGGGACTTTGGCGAGCGGTCCGGATGCTGGGCGACGCAGACGGGAGAACAGGTAGCGGTAGTCGGATTCTCTAATTTCCGTGACCTCGTCCATTCCGATGAACTGGAACTCGGCACCCTTGTAGCGGAGGTAGTCCTGCGAGTTGTTGAGGTATCCGAACGAGATTCGTGCGCCTGACGGGAATTGCGCGGTGTAGTTGTTGGAGTTCCAGCGTACGTCGTCGTATGGGGCCATCCAGTTGATGAAACGGTCCATGATCGCGCCGGGTAGGGCGAGGTCGGCGTATGTGCGCCTGAACAGGATGGCGCTGTAGTTGGGGACATCAACGTATTGGAGGGCGGCCATGAGTAGGGCGGAGCTTTTTCCGCCGCCTGCCGCACCTCCAAAAAGTGCTTCTAGTGCGTTCGTTCTCAGGAAGACTTTTTGTGTTACCGAGGACTCTTCTGGGCAGAAGAGGGCCTCTTTGGGCTCCAGATATTCGAGAACTTTTTGCCAGTCGGCCATTCCGATCCTCCGCCCCCCTTCGGGTACGTTAGTATAAGTATGAATGCATCGGGCAGATGTCGCTCTGAAGTCGAGGAAGAAAAATGCGCGATTGGCGTAGTATAGCCGCTAACACACTCATGGTTTCATTTATACTATTTACGTCTGTGGGTGTAGGTCTAATTATGCCCCCGGCGGGTTTGATCACCGCGGGTATCGCCTGCGGCGTCTTCGGCTACCTTTTGGGGTCTGAATAAACATGGCATGGAACTCGAGGGAAAGCAAAGACGCGCGAGGGGTTAGCGCGAAGGCGGCCAGTGTCGGCCCGGGCGCACCCGTTTCCTATAACAACGGCTTCATCGGCAAGCCGTATCGCGATGCTTGGGATATCGAGCGGGCGTATCGCGAAGGGATGCAGAAGGTTGTTTGGGTCAACCGCTGTATTGATGCGATTGCTGGCAACCAAGCGCGACTCCCCATGATTCTTCGGAAGGACAACAGTCCAAACGGAGAAATTGTTGAGAGAAAAAATCCACTTCTGGATATTTTGAACTCAAAATCAAACCCTGCTGAAAACTCGTTCGTTTTCAGATACCGATTGTCTAGCCAGTTGTTGATGTCGACGCGAGGCGTCTTCATCGAAAAAATCACTGGCCGCGACGGCAGTGTCATCGCACTCAACCTTCTCCCCCCGCAGCACACGGCGCCGATCCCGCATCCCACCAAGTTCGTTTCCGGATATCAGGTGGACATGCCGTATGGCCAAAAGATGATCCTGCCTCCAGAAAAAGTTCTTTGGATGCGGCGACCCCATCCGCTCGACCCGTACCTGTCGTTGACCCCGATGGAGTCGGCGGGAATCGCGATCGAAATTGAAAACTTGGCCCGCACCTACAACCGCAACTTTTTGTTGAACGACGGTCGCCCGGGTGGACTCCTCGTCATTCGTGGAGAAATCGACGAAGAGGATAAAGACGAGCTCCGCAGCAGGTTTAGGGGCAACCCGAACCGCGCCGGATCTGTTGGTGTCATTTCCTCTGATGATGGTGCGGACTTTGTCGACACGGGCGCAAGCCCGCGTGACGCGGCATACATCCAGATGCGTCAGCTGACGAAGGAAGAAATTCTCGCGTCATTCGGCGTTCCCGAATCGATCATCGGCAATGCTTCTGGCCGCACGTTCTCGAACGCCTCCGAGGAGGCGCGTGTTTTCTGGTTCGAGACGATGCTTCCCCACCTTGAGCCTCTCGCTCGCGCTCTGGACGAGCTGGACCCGAAGTATTACGTCGACTTTGATACCAGTTCGGTACCAATTCTGATCATCGCCAAGCAGGAACGCCACCGTTATCGGATGGAGGAGTTCCAGCAGGGCCTGATTTCAGCGAACGAATATCGAGACACGACTGGCCGCAAGAAGGTGGAATCCGAAATCGCGGATCAGTTGCTGGCGAACCCGAACCTTGTTCCGATCGCGAACACCGAGAAACCGTTCAGTGCCGAGGAGCAGGCTCCTGTTGCTGAGGCTGGTGGGGCGGTGCCGACGGCCGGCGGTCCTGAAGGGGCTCTTCCGCCGGGCGGTCCTGCTGGTGCGGTGCCCGGCGCACCCGGTGCTCCCGGTGCCCCCGGCGCCCCTGAGGCTGGTGCTCCCGCTCCGGGTGGAGCCGCGCCAGCCATGGCAATTGAGCCGCTTCCCGAAGGTCAGCTGTCAGGCCAGCCTGACGCGATCGAGACGAAGACCGATAAGTCTGTTGATGATTGGGAAGAAAAAGCTGACCGGCTTTCAGATCGTTGGGCGGACATTCTTGACCGATCACTCGACCGTTATTTCCAGCGTCAACAGCGAGTAATTACAGAGAAGGCCCTTGGGGCCAAGTCAAAGAAAGCTCTTGCGGCAGGAACGTTCGATCCCGAGTTTGTCTTCGATCAAGCCGGTTGGGACCGTCAGCTCGAAGATGATTTGAGGCCTTTGTTTGCTGCGATGGCAGCCGAGGCCGCAGAGCAAATCGCCGAGAAAACTGGGATGGACGCCACCCCCGATGAAGAGCAGTTGAACGAGTATCTGGATTCTCAGGTGGCGCGTGCGAAAAAGGTCAACGAGACGACCAAGGAAGAAGTGATCGCTGCTCTTACTGTGGCATCGGCCATGACGGAGGAAGACGAGGACAGCCGGTCCGGTCTCCTTCGCGCTGCTCTTGGTGCTGTTTTCGCGAACCTGATCGGACGTCGTGGTCGCCTGATGGCTGAGCATGAGTCCCAGTCCGCTCTGAACGCTGGAACATACTTCGGGAGTATCGCTGTCGGCGCTCCGACTAAAACTTGGAAGACCCGTCTGGACCAGAAGGTCCGCGAGGTGCATCGCAACCTCGAGGGTAAGACCGTTGACATCGCCGAAGGGTTTTTGCCGGATGGCGAGATGTTGAGGTTCCCGGGCGATCCGATGGCTCCGCCGTCTTTAACGATGAACTGTCGGTGCAGACTGAAATTTGACGGTTTTCTGTAAAAGTCATTTTCAGTAAAATCTGGTCCCCTGCGTGTTACTTCTCGCGAGTATCATTTAGATGTCATTCTCGCGAGGTGAAACATGCCGACAGCAACCGAACATGCGACCGAATTCAAGGCGATTAGCGGCCAAATCAATGTCGATGAGGCCGAGGGTATCGTCGAGTGCTTCGTTTCTGGTGTGGGGAACAAGGACAGCGTCGGTGACATTGTCCTGCCCGGAGCTTTTACTGAAAGTCTGAAGCGCCGCAAGCCGCGGGTCGTTTGGGGTCACGACTGGAACCACCCGATCGGCAAAGTCCTTGAGATCTACGAGGTTGGGCCGGAGGATCGTCGCCTGCCCGCAAAGATGAAAGCGGCAGGCATTGGCGGCCTTTTCGCCAAGGTCCAGTTCAACCTCAAGTCCGAGAAGGGCCGCGAGGCGTTCGCGAATGTGTCTTTCTATGGTGAAGAGCAGGAGTGGTCGATCGGCTACAAGACACTCGATGCGATCTACGACAATCAGCGTCAGGCTAATTTGTTGCGGGAAGTTGAACTTTACGAAGTTTCTCCAGTGCTGCATGGCGCGAATCAGTTGACTGGTACCATTTCTATCAAGTCAGAAGAAAAAGACGACGAAGTTACATCTTTCGGTAAAAGCAAATGGAAGATGTTTGACAGGGAATTTGCCGCACGGATCAAAGAGGACTATCCAGAGATTTGGGCAAAAGGCGGGAACATCAAGGGCAACGCCCAGTACAGCATTCTCACCAAAATCGCCGACGCGGATGGCACGGCGACCACCCCGGATCAGATCAACGCCCTCGAATTGCGCGAGGCGTGGGTGGCCCGGCACGCGGGAGACTTTCGCCTCCCCGGCGTAATCGCCCAGATCAAATGGCTGGCCGTGGGGAGTCGTGGCGAGGACTACATGAAGAATGTGGTCCGGGAAGCCATGAAGAAGGTCGACGAGAAGAAGAAGGGTAAGTCGGCAGAAATCGACGAAGCCCTCGACGAGATCGATCAGGAACTCATCGAGAACATCGACGAAAAGGGTGACTGGTCACCTCAGTTCGGCTACATGCCTCCAATCATGCGTCGTCTTTCTGACGAGCTCGCTAAGCGATTCGGCGGCCCTGCCAAGATCCGCGAAATTCGCGGCGGCCGAGTGGTCTTCGATCACATGCACGACGGCAAGCCGATGACCATGCGCGTTTCGTTCCGTTACGTCGACAACGAATTCATGTTCGGTGAGCCCGAACAGGTCCAAGTCCGCACCTTCTACACCGTCATCGAGGACGGCGACGAGGAAGGCGGATACGGCGGAGACGCTGAGCGTGACGATGATTACAAGGAGCCCGAGGAAGAAAAGGGCTGCGGATGTGGATGCGGCGGGAAGGGTGGCTGTGGCTCGCGGCCGATGAGTGTCCTTGACCGTCTGCGCGAGATGATGAAGTCCGCCATCGAAGACGACATCGACGTCAAGGCTGGCCGCGTGATTTCCGCCAGCAACCTTGAGAAGTTGCAGCAGGCGATGGAGATCCTTCAGCAGGTGATCGCCGCTGGTGGACGCGCTGAAATTGAAATGAAAGAAAACGAAGAGCTTGAAGTTCAGGCCGCCATGTCTGATCTTTTCGCTCTCAAATCGCACATCGATCCGGTGTTGGATTTTTACGGAGCTGAGACGTTCATCACTGAGCGTGGAATTGAAGTAAAGTCCGTTGCTGGTGACGCTGAGATGTTCCAATCCGCCCTACGTAACGCTGTGTCGTCATTTGATGACTATTCAGCCAAGTGACACATATCCGTTACGCTGGGTGCCCAACGTCTTAGATAAACTGGATAACACCAAATGAGCGAAGAAAAAGCTTTAGAGAAAATCGGCAATAAGTACCTCTGCATGACTTCCGGACAGAAACGGATGGAACCATGTGACGGGTGCTCCAATCCCAAGGGCTGCTTGTCACGAGCCATGCAGTACAAGGAGACGGAAGAGATGGATCAGCAGGAAGAAAAGGCAATCCTCAAGGTCAGCGCCGACGGTGACGTCGTCTCCTGCGCCAAGGGACTGGAAGCTAAAGAGTGCGGCTTCAAGGGCGGCAAGGTTTGTGGCGCCTGTGGCGCGATGGCCGTCATGAGTAAGGACGCTGAAGAAACCGTCGAAGAGGTCGCCGAAGAGGTCGCCGAAGAGGTTGAGGCCAAGGTTGACGATGTTGTCGAGACCGAGGTCGAGGAGAAGGCCATGCCGGTCGACGCCCCTGACATGGTCGAGGGCGAAGAGGACGAAGAGTCCGACGACGACGAGGACATGGAAGAAGACGAAAAGGGCATGAAGAAAAAGGCGGAGCCCGAGGGCGAAATGCCTGAAGACGGCGACGACGAGGAAGAGGACGAAGAGGACGAGGAGTCCGGCGACGGCGAAATGGCCATGAAGAAAAAGGCCATGGTCGAGGTCGAGGTCGAGGCAGAAGAGGACGACGAAGAAGAGGAAGAGGAAGAGGAAGACGCTGAGCCTCAGGGCAACGCGATGGCCCCCACCATGGAGGGTCGCATGCGCGCCATCAAGCGCGTCGCCGGCAAGAAGTCCGACGAACTCAACCTCGAAGACTCGTACATCTGCCAGTTCGAGCGGAAGGCTTTCCCCAACGACCGTGAGGTTTGCGCGAACTGTCCGGGTGGATGCGCCGCTGAGGGCAACATGCCCGGCATCGCTGACATTGAGGGCATGGCTCTCGACATGTTCGGCGGCAAGGTGCTCGCCTCCGGCTACACCGGCACCGAGGAAGATGACTTCGGCAACCTGTTCGTCGTCGACATCATGTCGAAGGACGGGCACGCGATCGAGATCATCGCCGATGGTGACACCGGCGAACTTCTCAACTTCCACCGTCTCAACACCGAGAACATTGAAGCCGCGATGGGTCAGAAGTCTCTCGAAGGCGAAATCCAAAGCGCTGCCCCCAAGTACGTGAGCATCAAGATTGCCGAGGAGATCGCTCTCGGTGTCGTCGAAAGCGAAATCGAAACTAAGGGCATGGTCGTTCAGGCCGACTCTGACATCTTCGAAGGTTTCGATTCTTGGGTGTTTGAGATCGACGCGGTGAACGGGAAGTCGTACGACGTGTTTGTCTCTCTCGACGGCCACGTTCTTGGCTACGACGAGTATGACGCTGCCGAAGCTCAGGACATTGAGGCTGAGGCTGCTGAGCTCGCGTTGAAGCGCGCCTATTCGGAAGACCAGCGTGAGGAGATGGCGAAGGAAGGCATGGCGATGGAGGATGGCTCCTTCCCGATCAAGGATGTCGCCGATCTTCGTAACGCGATTCAGGCTTACGGCCGGGCTAAGGACAAGGAAAAGGCGAAGGCCCACATCATGAAGCGCGCCTTGGACCTCGGTCAGGAAGATTTGATCCCCGAGAACTGGGTGCCGAAGAAGATTCAGGAAGAGGCTCAGGCTGCTGAGAAGTCGGCCGATGTTGTCGGGTCCGATCAGGATTCCCAGCTGATGAAGGATCTTCTCGAATTCGAGATGCTGACTGCCGAAGAGGAATTGAAGAAGTTCCTCTGACGCTAAATCCCCTCGTGTTGGGGTGACACAGAAAGATTTGTCGCAGTGGATAGACAGGAAGCGGCTCTTCGCGTTGCGAACAGACGGAGATGGAACTCTGCTGCTCGGTCGTCTTCCGCTGAAGACGTCAGCCGCAAAAACCATTTCAGGGCAGAGCTTCCACCGACCCGACATTTGGGTTACGGGCGCAGTCCGAACGTGTTCGTAAAACGAGTCACGTTTCAGACGTTTGACAGTTCAGACATCGGAATGTTGCGACAGAAGTTCGCTGAGTCTCGCACTCGGCTGTATCAGCGGTTGAGCGCTGGGATCTCTGCTGACTGTGGATGTGGATGAGGTAGATATGGACGACAACATCGAAGAGAAGGCAACCACGCCGCCGGCACTCCAATCTGTTTTGGACCTTCCGCAGGAGCGGATCTCCGGTGACATTCTGCGTGGTTACGGTCCGCGCCGAGGAAACCTTGAGCGACTCCTTCGATACTGGCGTCCAATCATGCGCAAGCCGGGTGGCTTCCGTCGGTGCCGTCGCATTCTGGCGAACCACCCTGAGCTGTACCCGCTGGAGCGGATCTGCGCTTGGCTGCACCACGAGACGACTGGCCTCTGGCCGAACGAGGGTTGCCATCATCCGGGCATGAAGAACTGTCGCGGCAAAATTCGCAAAGGTACGCGCGGCTCGCTGTGGACTGACAAGGAATGGGAGCGTCGACTCGCCCGCCGGTTCCGTCGTGGAAAGAAAGATGCTGACGGCGGCATGATCGACTATGTGATCACAGAAGCTGACTGGGATCACGCAAACAAAGTTCTGGGTGACTTCATGGAGACGGAGCCCGGGTTCATGAAATATCTCGCCGACGATTCGATCTGGGCCCACGAAGGTCAGGACGAGAACGGCAACTGGGTGGAGCACGGTCGCATGAAGGGCGACGGTGACTGCGGCTGCGGGTGTTGAGATGAGCCGTCCGGTCCGGGTCGCGTATACGCGCCACGTAAAAGAGTTGTGGGGTGCGATCCCTACTGATTTGTTTTACGAGCCGCTCGACGGTTCCGATGAGCTACTTCAGTACAAGGGAATGCTGTATCGCTCTGGTGCGCTGCGGGCTTCCGCGGAAAAGGTTGTTGG